CACACGTTGAAGTAGCCCTGCACGCGGACCCGCGGCAGCCGCCGTCCCGTCTCGGCCGCCTCCAGAAAACGCGCGGCCACGTCGTCGACCGTCCATTCAGCCATGACGTTTCCCTCCGTAGAGCCGCTCGCCAATCTGCCGCACGAATTCCCGCTCGACAAAGTCCAGCCGCTCGTCCTGCTCGGAGACCACGAGGATGTGCTGGTCGCGCCAGCCGCTCTGCTTGATCGCCTCCAGGTCGGTGGTCTGCGGTTGCACTCGCCCAAGGGGGCAGCGATAGGTGTTTGCCGGGATCTTCACGTCACACCTCCTGTGTCTCGATCGCCCAGTACAGCAGCGCCAGCGCATCCGCCTCGTTGTCGTCGCCGGGTTGAAATCCGCGCGCCCTGACAGATGCGATCATGTCGGCCTTGCCGGCGTTGCCCTTGCCGGTTGCGTGCTTCTTGATCGTGCCGACCGGAACACCCAGGTAGGGAATGCGGCGCTGTTCGCACCAGGCGGTCAGGTGTCCCATGAAGCCGCCGTAGGCATGCGCGGCATCGACGCCTGCATGGCGACGCACCTCCTCGAAATAGATGGCGTGAATGTCTTGGCTGATGTTCAGAAGTTCATTCAGCCAGCGCTTGAAACGCAGGAAGCGCATCCCGCCGCCTTCGAAACGTTGCGGCCTGAAATGCTCAGTGCCGCTGGTGATCGTGCCGTCCAGTTGATGCAGTGCCCAGCCGGTATGGGTGCCCAGATCGAGGGCGAGAATTGTCGTATTCATGGTTGTCACTCCACTGTTTGGTGAGGGGTGACGGATGGGGACAGGTTCGCCGTATACCTTGTATACGTGCACGCACACGTGTACACGGGTAAATCAGCAGGCCTGTCACTATCCGTCACCATGGGTTCAATCCCGATCGGTGTAATGCTGGTTGCAAGTCTTCGGCTTCGCCATCAACCCCTTGAAAGCGCGCACACCGCCATGCATTCGCGTCTTCTCGAAACCGCGCCCCAGAAGGATTTCGGCAAAGCGTTTGATCGACCCGACGTATTCGCCGGACTTCTCGCACCACTCGCGCCAGTCATCGAACAAGTCCGCTGTCGGTGTTTTCATGTCCGGATGGAGTTGGCAGCGTTCGTCGAGCCATTGCCCGAGCGCATCCTCCGCCTCGAAATACTCCTCGGTCGCCGACAGCACCGACGCGGGCGGATTGAGACCATCGCGTTGCCAGATCAAACAGCCTTCCACCGCCCAGGCGAGAATGCCGTCGCGTTCAGCCAGCAGCTTCTCGGTGAGTTGGCCATCGCGCTTTTCGGGCGGGATGGTCACCGTGAAGGGAATCAGGTGCAGGCGCCGTTTCATCGCTTCGTCGATATTGCGGATCGACGGCTTGTGATTGCCGACGATGACCGGTTTGAACTGCGGCGTGTATTCGAAGAAATCCTGGCGCATGAAGCGCGCCGAGATTTTGTCGCCGCCGGTAATGGCCTTGACCTTCGACTCATTCCAGCGCCGCCCCTGCTCGGTCTCGATGGCGGTGACGAAGCGCGCTCCGCGCAGCCCGGCCAGATCGGTGGGATGGCGGTCACCTCGGGTCTCGACAAAGGTATCCATCGGCGCCGTCGAGGCGTAGTCGCCAAGCAGGGTACCGATCACATTGGCGAACACGCTCTTGCCGTTGGCGCCGGTGCCGTACAGAAAGAACAAGGCATGGGCGCTGGTCACCCCGGTCAGGCAATAGCCGACCATGCGCTGCAGGTAGGACTGCAGATCGGTATCGCCACCGGTGACGTCCGACAGAAAAGTTCGCCAGAGCGGGCACTCACCTCGCGGCGTCGCGGTCGCCAGCTTGGTCATGCGGTCACGACGGTCGTGTGGTTTGATGCGCCCGGTTCGGAGGTTTACAACCCCGCCGGTGGTGTTGAGCGCAAAGGGGTCGGCATCCCATTCGTCCGAGGTCGAGGCATGCCGGCGATCAGTACGGGCCAGGCGTTCGACCCCGCCGACCGTGCTACTGGCGGCAAGCTTGGCGGCCAGCCGATGCGTATCGGCCTTGAGCGCCGCCTCGCGACAGATGGCGCGGATCAAGTGATGCGCCAGCAGCGTTTCATCGGCCTGCCAGCGGCTGCCGCTCCATAGCATCCACTTGCCCCAAGCAGCGCAGTAGCGCCAGTCCTCGGCGTAACGCCCGGTGAAGGATAAGGCCAGCGCATCGTCGGTCGCCCAGACCGAGGCCTCCTGCGTCGGCATGCCTTGTGCCGGCTTGATGCTCATGCGCGGGCCATGGGCGATGAAGCCGGCCGCGTCGAAGTTTTCCGCAAGGGCATCGGCGGCATCCCAGCCTTCCGGCTTGTCGTCGGGCGGCAACAGGATGTCACAGGATATCGCGCCCGCCGCAAGCGCTGCCTGCGCCGCCGCCATGGCGTAGTCCCAGCCCGGCTTGTCCTTGTCGGGCCAGACGAACAGGCACTTGTGCTGCAGCGGCGACCAGTCGGTCTTGTCGACCGGGGCGTTGGCGCCGTGCATGGCCGTGGTCGCGCAGATGCCCGCATCGCAGAGCGCCTGGGCGCACTTCTCCCCCTCGACCAGCACGACCGTCTTGGCGACGGCAATGCCAGGCTGGTTGTACAGCGGGCGCGGATCGGGCGGGGCCGTCTTGCGTCGCCGCGCGTCCCACGGCCGGAATTCCTTCTTGCGGCCGGGCGGGTCATAGCGATAGACCACGGCGATCAACTTGCCGTCGGCGTCGGTGTAGTCCCACTTGGCGGTCGCCCGCCCGAGATCGTCGAGAGCCGCTTCCCGCTTGTTCCCGCGCACCGGCATCGAGGGGGCCCGCCCCACCAGATCGCGGGTGTGCTGCAGGACCGCAGCGAAATCGGCATGTGCATCGAGTGCCAGATGTCGGGCGATGAGATCGAAGATGTCGCCCCCCTCGCCGGTGGCACGGTCGGTCCAGAGTCCGGCCTTGTCGCCATCGAGCACGATTTCCAGGCTATCGCCGGGACTGCCGAGGGTGTCGCCGATGGTGAATTTGCCGCGCCGTTTCTTGCCCGCGGGGTATAGCGTAGACAGCACCGACTCGAGACGGGTCAGCAGCGCGGCACGAATCTCCTCGCGCTCAGCACCCCGGTCACTCTCCTGCGGCACGGCGCAATCGTTGAAATCCAGCGGGTCGCGCTTTCCTGCCTCACTCATCGGAAACCTCCTCTGTCGGATCGAGTGCGGCGGGCGTGCTGTCGTGCCGGCGCTGCCACTCGGCGAGTTCCGAGAGCTTGAACCGGACCAGCCGTCCGATGCGGTAGTGCGGGAGGCGCAATTTGGCGCGCCGAGCGGCGTTGGTCAGGTAGTACATCGGCAAATTCATCGTGCATGCCGCTTCGCGGGCATCGACGAAGGGTTCGCCGTCCACCGGGGGCGGCTGGGTCAGTGTTTTCATGGGTAGGTTCTCCAGCAGCGTTCCGCCCAGGGGCAGAACCGGCATTCGAAATGGGTGGAATCGGCAAACGAGCGCGGCAGCAGTTCGCCCGCCTCGGTGGCGGTGATAACCTTGACCGCTCGATCCGACATGCACTGGGCGAGGCCGGGATCGAACGGGATCAGTTCGGCGTAGATCTCCATCGTGTCGGCATTGACTGCCGTGAACAGTGCCGGATGCTCATGCAATTCCAGATAGCTCTGGTAGAGGACGACCTGGGCGGCGTAGATCGGCTTGGCGACGGCTAGCTTGTTTTTCTCGACCTCACGCCAGGATTTGGCGCCCAGGCATTTGTTCTCCCAGAGTGCCGGGTAGGCGAAGCCCTCCGGGCCGCCGATCAACACCCCATCGACATGCCCCCGCAGGCGTCCGCCGGCGACCGAGAAACCGAACTGGCGGCCTTCGGCGTCCTCGGTTCTGAGGGTGAAGCCGGCCAGGCGTAGCCAGCGGATCACCATCTCCTCGGTGCGATGCCCGCGTTCGAAGATGCGGAGCAGGCGTCCCGAGAAGCCCTTGCCGGGATCGACCGGTGCATGGGCATACTCGTACTGGAGTTGCCGCTCGCAGGCCGCGCCCAGACGCGAGGCCCCGAGATAGTCGCGCGGCGGCGTGGCGTCGCGCTCGGCCTCCAGCGCCAGGTCGACCAGCGCCGACAGTCGACCGGAGAGGCTGGATGACGAATTGAAGTCCAACATCACTTCGTCTCCCAGGGCAGGTCGTCCTTGAGGTCGGCGAACGGATCGCTGACCGGATTCGCCAGCCCGCGCACCGACGGAACCTTCGCCGCGTCGTGATGCTCGACCATCGCTTCCGTGTAGCTGGTAACGATAGCCTCGATCACGCGCAGTGCCTCGGCCTCCGAGTAAGCCCCGAGGGGCTTCTCGAAGCCAATCTCGCCGGCCGCCTCGCCGAAGGCCTTGAGGCACTGCTTCATGGCGGCAATCTCGACATCAGACGGATCGATCATCGCGACCTCCCTGCCGAACCGCCGGGCATCGACCCAGTTGCCGTAGAGCTGATGGAAGATGTTCTGGCAGCGACGGCTGCAGAACACCCAGTCGAGCGGATAACGCCGGGGATCGGCGATCCTGAAGCGGCCGTCCAGATGGCCGAATCCCCGCGCCTGGCGTGAGCAGACCCAGCACGTTCCGCTCATACATGGCGACCTCCCGGCTGCGCTCGATGCCAAGCACGAACCACGTACCCGGCGCAGAGGACATCGAGCTCGACATCGTCGTTCCGAATGGGGTTCGTGCCGATGCGCACCCCCTTCGGATGGCGGCGGCGAGCGATGCGCAGGCCGCCGATGTCGCCGTCACTCGATGGGTCGAGATGATGGCAATTGCCACAGCGTTTTCGGTTCATGCTCGCACCCCTACTGCGCCCAAGCCGGCTTGCCGGTGGCCGCCGGACGCTGCGATGCCGCATGGGCCGGGGTTGCTTGCGCCCCGGGACTGCCGCCGCCGGTCGGCACCTTGGTCGCCATCCCCATCAGGGCCGCGTAATCCTTGTGGTCAGGCTCCACGGCCAGTTTCACCACATTGCGATCCTCGCCCTTGGCATCTTTCTCGACATCCACGCGGGCCAGGAACTCGATGCCGTCGAGATCGGCAAAGCTATTGATGCGACGCAAGGCCACTGCCGGCGGCGAGTTGTCCTGCGGGTGAACGTTGCGGGCGCTATTGAGCGCGGCGCGGATGAAGCTGCGCCCCATCTGGCCCCAGGTCGGCCCCTTCTTCGAATGCAGACCGACGTTCGACCACATCTTGCGTTTGGCGAACGGGCCGCCGGTCACCACGAATTCGCAGGCCAGGTACACCGCGCCGGTGTCGAAGGACTCGGTGGCGTAGCCGCCCGTCCAGCCCTGGCCGGGATCGTCGTGGCCACCGGGTTTGATGGTCATGCGTACCGGCACGATAGTGCCCTTGGGGATCAGGTCGAAGGCGCCCTGCTGGGCGTCGGCGTCGTTAAAGTCGTTCCAGTGGTTGGTCGTGTTCATGTGAATGTCCTTGAATGGGTTCAGTCCTGACGTGCCGGCGCGGTCTGGCCGAGGCACTTGGCGATGAGTTTTCCGAGATGAGGCTCCTCGACGGCGTCCAGCCGGCCGCTGCGGTCCTTGCTCGGATAGCCGAAGCCGTTGTCGGCACGGGTGACGAAGCCCCGGTAGGGGGTGCCGTCGTCGGCCTTGAGGACGGCCAGCGTCACCACTTCGTCGAGGACGCCGGGCAACTCCAGTGCGGTCTTGCTGCCTTCCAGCTGCAACTGGTAGTAGCGCCGATTGAAGTCGTCGGTCTTCTCCTCGAGGATGGCGACGTAGATGACATGCTTGTCGCGTACGTGCTGCAGGTGGGTCAGCGCCGTGATCATTTCCTGGCCCAAGAGGCCGTAGGCACCGCGGTTGTCGGGCTTGCCGGTTTTCTCGCTGAAGGCCTGCGGCTGGGTCTTGCACCAGGCAAAGCACAGACGCGAGAGCACGGTCAGGCTGTCGACGAAGTAGAAGTCGTACTTGGCCAACTGCGCCGGATCGCCGTAGCGGGTGCAGACATGGTCGAAGTGGGCCGGCGAGAACGCCTGATCGGCGGTGGCGGTCGGCATCGGGCCGGCCAGGAACACCACGAGATCGCGGAATTCCTGCCACGTCCGGGGGCGCACGGTGTCGCCCGGCCAGTCGC